TAATTATTACAACACCTATTATTTAAAATATAATTATCAATATATTTTATTAAATAATTTATACAATTTTGGTCTATTTTATGGTCTACATCATAAAAACTAATCATAAGTTTTAGATTTTTTCAACGACTTTGGCATTTGGATCCTTCTTCATTATATCCATCATCTTTTCAGCTTTATCAAACGCTCTCTTTAGTTTAAATTTAGATACTTTATCTGTAAAATTTAAACCCATAACGTGGTCATATTCGTGTTGAAAGATACGACTAAACATACCATCTAAATGACCTTCTTGTAATGCACCATTTTCATCTTCGTATTTTACAACTACTTTACGAGGTCTTGTAATTGATAAAAATACAAATGGAAAAGTTAAACAACCTTCTTTCATAACAGTAGTTTCTTCACTACTTGATATAATCATAGGATTAAAACACGCCATCTTTAAACCATTTTCTAATTGTAAATGATCGCCAAGAACAAACATATTAAATGGTAAACCTACTTGATTACAAGTCATACCGATACCACCATATTTTTTCATTGCATTAAACATAGATTCGGTTAGTTCTTTTCTATCTTTAAAACCTTCTTCTTTTAACATATCATCATTAAAAGGTGCGATTGCTGTTTGTACCCTTAGGTCCGATGGTGGTATCAATTTTAGTTCTTTCATATTAGCCTCACACAGTTAGGATTCATATTTTTTGTAAATAAATCAAATGCTATTGTTATTCTTTTTTTGTTTTTTTCTTGTACACTTGTGCCGTGTGGAATATTATTTTGAAATAAAGTTATTTTACCTACTTCATTTTTACTATAATATATTTCAGGTTCGCATATTTGATTAATAGGGTTTATATAATTTGTCGTGGTGTCATCACACTGTATACATAAGTGGCCACCTAAATAACAATCAGGATCAACAGTATGTATATGTGGTTTCATTTGATCGCCCTTTTTAAGTATATTCACCCAACATTGAGCATACAACTCTTTAGGTTGAGGATAATTAAACATCTCTAATATTTGATTATGAAAATTAACAATTTCATCTTTTAATATTTTTACGTTTTTATCTTTCCAACTTAAAACATTATAACTACCATATCTAGCCGTTGTAGTGTTTTCTTTTAATCCTGTATAACCAACAGTTACTTTGTTACTTGTTTTTGTTGGTGCTAATTTTAATATTTCTTTTTCTTTACTTAAAAGAAATTTTGAAAAATTTTTGTAGTTAATTTTTTTAATGTTTTTTTCAAACATAAAGTAATCCCAACTAGGAGCAAAGGAAGTGTTTTTGGGACGACTTACAAATCTTGTAACATTTATTTGAGCCTGTTTAGACATATTGTAACCTCGTAAAGTTGTGTTCTTTTTCAAACTTGATTATATTTGTAAATTTATCAAAAAGTATATCGCCTTTGTGTGATATAATAAAAATGTTTTCTTTTTCCATTTTTCTAACTATCTTAAAAAAGTCATCTGTACCTTGACCATCTAAACTACTATCAAAGATTTCATCAAGGACCATTAAGTTTGTATTGGCGCTGTTTTTCATTTTAGCAATAGATCGCCAAGTAAATACTAATGCTAAATCTATTCTCATCTTTTCACCTTCACTAAAACTATTATAATCAAATACATCTCTGTGGCGACTTTTAACAGTTTCATTAAACTCCTCATCTAAATGAAAGTTAACAAAAAAGTCCATAGATTGTAGATATTGATTTATAAGTGTATTCATAATTGGTAGATACTTTTTGATTATCTTTGCCTTAGCACCTTTGTCAGAAAGTATCTCTCTTATAACATCAATGTATTTCTTTTCTTCTACAATCTTATTTAGTTCTAGTTTTGTTTCTTCTAATTGTGTTTTTAGTTCTTGTAATTGACCTTCAACATCTTTACTATCTTCTTCTTTGCCTTCTAATAATAATATTTCATTATGTAAACTATCACTAAACTTTTTAATTTCATCTATTGAAGTATTGAGTTTTGACATTTCAATATTAATATCATACATCTTATTTGATATTTTATTAAAATCTGTAATTTTGTTTTCTACTTTTGATAGTTCTTTTACTAAATCTTTCATGCCATCATTTAAAGTTACAAGTTTTTTCTTTTCATAATCTATCTTTTCATCTTTAAATTCTAGTTGTATTTTTTGTGTACAAGTAGGACAGTTATCATTTTCTTCAAAAAATTTTAAACTCTTTTCGTGTGTATTTAAATTTTGTTCTATCTTTGTTTCTAACTTTTCTAATTGTTTTCTCTTACTCTCAATCTTATCTTTTTCTTTTATATCTTCTTCAAGTTGTTTATATTCCCCATCTAGCTTGGATATTTTCCTTAGATACTGTTCTTTTGCATCATCATTCTGTTGCAGTTTGTTTTTCTTAATATCAATATCACTAACGCTTCTATTTTTTAGTTCTTCAAAGTGTCTTGTTTCTAACTCGTATTTTGATTCGATTAAATCACATTGGTGTCTAGCTTCAACAATCTTTTTACTTAATTCTGTTTGTTGATTTCTTGTAAGTGAATCCATATGAGATAAAACTCTTATATCTAATATTTCTTCTACAACTTCTCGTCTATGCCTTGGTCGCATTTGCATAAATGGTTGATATGATGAAGAACCCAAAACAGCAATTTGTTTAAATGCTCTATGATTTAATCTTAATATTTGATCTTCTAAAACATTTTGATAATCTACACTTGAAGCATCTTGGTTAAGTAAAAGACCATCACTATAAATTTCAAATAGATTTGGTTTGATACCTCTTATTATTTTATACATTTTTGTACCAACTTGAAACTCTACCTCAACTAAAGCATCACCACCATTAATTGTATTGACAATCTGTTCTTTTTTAATATTTCTAAATGGTCTATTAAATAAAGCAAAACACAACGCATCTAACATTGTTGATTTACCAGAACCGTTGGCGCCAATCATCAAAGTTAATTGTGACTTTCTTAAATCTATTTCTACAAAGGTATTACCAGTGGAAAGAAAATTCTTCCACTTTATATTCTTAAATAAAATCATTTTTCAATTGCTTCAGTAAATAGTTCTTTTACGACTTTCTTTAATTTGTCTTTATCTAAATCTGTATCTATTTGTTCTACATAATTACCTAAAAATGTAAGTGTATCTTCACCTTCTTCTAGTATGTTTTCTTTTACAGAAGCTGTTATATCTGTATTTAAATCTTCTATAATATTTACTTCGTGTGTATCAACTGTATTATGTAGTCTATCAATTAGATTGTTAAACATTTCCTCATTTGTTTTGTTTGTAACAAATACTTTTACAAAGGTATTTTCAAATGCTGATAAATCTTTTTTTGTATAATCATTTTCTTTATCATTATAGATAAGTTTTTTATGAAGTCTAATTGGATTAGGTACTCTTGTTAGTTCTCTTGTATCTGTATCGAATATGTGAAAACCTTTTGGACATTTATAATCTGACCAAGTAATCTCATATTGAGAGCCACAATAATATATTTGACCATCATCTGATTTCTTATGAAAGTGACCAGAGATAACTTTTTCAAATCGTTTAAACATTGACTTATCTAAACCTTGATTATTAAAAGCACCATTGTGCATTTCAAAACCTTTTATCTCTAAATGACCCATCGCAACTTGGGCTTTAGTTGTGTCTATTTCTTTTATAGAGTGTTCGTAATTTTCATCACATATCCAAGGTATAAAAAGAATATCAAGTCCACCAAGATTTACAGTTTTTGCTTTATCGTATATCCAAGGTTCGTGTTTACCATCATACGTTGTACATAGTTCTGTAATGGCGTTTACTTCGTTTGTGTTCTTATAGTAAGTATCGTGGTTACCCAATATGATATGAGTATCTATACCTTCTTCCCATAACCTTTTCATAAACTTTTGTCTAAAGGTGTGTGCTGTTTTAAAGTTGATAAATTTTCTTCTATCAACCACATCACCTAAATGAACAAATGTTTTTATGTTATGTTCTTTTAGATAGGGAAAAAATACTTCATTATAGAAACGCATAAAGTAATCCAAAAATGCTGGACTATCGTTCCTTGCACCGAAGTGTGTGTCATTCAATAATGCTATTTTCATAATTAACCAAAGAAGTGTAGAGAAGTTTTATTTACCTTTTTTTTCTTTTTAACTTTAGTAACCTTTTTAACTGGTTCTTCCATTCTTACATTTTTTTGTAAAAATTCTCTAAACTGATTTTTAAATTCGCTATCATCACCTGGTTGAAGAGCTACATCATCATAGTTATTATCCATAATTAACTTATGTTTGATTGTAGTTTGTTTCTTTTCTTTTTGTATTCTTCTTACAAATGCGTAATAGATAATTTGTGTAAAGTAAGCAAAAGGATTACTTGATTTTGCTGGATTGAAGTTATCCAAATATTGTAAACAGTTTTCAATACCATCACTAATCATATCATCTCTAAATGTATAGTTGATAAAATTAGGTCTATAAGATAAGTGATTTGCAATCTTTAAAAAACAACTACCAATGTAATCAGTCACTGGTGGCTTTTCTCGTTTTTCTCTTTTCGCTTTATTTACTTCTTTTTTATAGGCCTTCATTGCCTCTAAAAATTCTTTGTTATTTACGTAATGTTCTTTTCTTGCTGCCATAATTATAATATACTATATTCCTTTCAAAAAGTCAATGTTTTAAGCCTAATTAATCCAAAATTAATTCTACTACTACAGCTTCTGCCTTACCATAGTTTTCATACTTTTCATTATAGTGTTTCCAGATTCTTTTTTCGAGTGTTTTTTGAGTGCCTTTAAATGGGTAGGTAAGTTCACAATATTTCTTCCAGTTATCAGTATTATAAGTCACTTTTATTATCCATTCACTTTTTTCCATATCTTTTCAAATCAGCGTTGACTTTTACAAAATTTAGTATATAATGAAGCGTGTTGAGCGTTAATAGAGGATACTATAAGCTAGTGTAGAGTCTTATTAGGAATAGTATAGTTCTCATCTTCTTCATCAAATATCTCGTTTATTTCAGCATTGGTTTCATCAGATAGCCGTGTTCTTTCATACTGGTTATCTTTTACAACCTTTTCTTCTTTATCGTAACTTTCTAATAAATGAAAATAACTAGTTTGCATAGAGCCGTTGGCGTTTGTAATAGTCATTATCTTATTTTTTGGAATAGTTATAATTGGATCACTTGTATATGGTGACCACTTAATTAAAGCCACATAATCTTTTATACCTTGTGGAGTAAGTTGTGGAACATACTTAACTTGTAATGGTTTTGATAAACGAATCAAGGGAGATTTATCTCCTAGTTGTTCTTTAGGAAATGAACAAACAATATCATCACCATTAATAAGTTTGATTATTTTTACTGGGTTAGCTTCTTTTGTCATTTGTTAACTCCACGTTATGAATTTCGTAATTAAAGTCTTCTTCATTGTATATATTTATTCTTTCTTTAAAGTGTTGTAATGTATAGTTCGTCTTATCTTTGTATGATATATCATCAGCAATATCATATAAAGTTGCAGATGAGTTGTTATCTTTTAACCTAAGGCCACGACCAATAGATTGTAAATTTCTAATACGAGATTTGCTAGGGCTAGCGAAAATAATGTTGTGAAGATTCCTAATATTAATGCCAGTGGAAAAGACACCATAACTAGCAATAATAATAGCATTATCGGATTTTTCTGTAATAGCTCTAATATCTTCTCTAACATCGGCTTCTACTCCTCCGTGTACATAAAACACTTTTCTATTCTGTGCTTTATCTTCGATTAGTTCTTTAAGAATCTCACCGTGCTTTTCAACGTACTGAAATAAACATAAAGAATTGCCTTGTAATGAAAGACATAGATTCCTTATATATTTATTTCTTTTTTCGTTAGAAACCAAATAATCCATTTCTTCTTGGTACGATTTATCTTTTAAAAAATGTCGAGCAGTTTGATCGTGTTGTAACACTAAACACATAATTTTTAAATCGGCTAGTTGTTTCTTTTGTTGAAGTTCACTTGTAGATACCACTTTATTGACTGTACCAAACAAACCTTCTAATACTAACTTATGTGTTTTTGTGCCATCTAAAGTTCCTGTCAAACCTATTCTGTATTTACATTTTTCCAATTTAGTCAATAGTTTAGTTAATGAAACAGCTTTAAACAAGTGTGCCTCATCACCAATAATCATACCAAATTTTTCAAACCACTTTTTAGGCAAATTATAAACAGATTGCCAAGTGGATATTATAACTCTTTTGTTTGTTTCTTTTTCGTGGCCAGAATATATCTTATGTACGTTTCTTTCACTATTATAACCATAGTC